GCAGGTTCATATTCACGTGTAACTATAAAAACAAGGTCATAGAACCCCTCCATAGCAGGTGTTCAGTGGTCGATTTTGGGGTCAAAGGAGCAGATAAAAAGAAATTAGCAGAAGCATTCTTTCATAAGGTCAGAGTCATCCTTGAGATGGAGATGATTAAGTACGAGGAGAAGGTGGTGGCCGAAGTGGTCATGAAGTATTTCCCTGATTTTCGTAGGACATTGAATGAGTTGCAAAGGTATGCTGCAACTGGTAAGATAGATGCAGGTATACTAGGGTCATCAAATGATTTTAGCATTGATAAGGTCATAGGTTTCCTCCGTAAGAAAGAGTTTACCAACATGAAGAAGTGGGTTGCTCAGAATATGGATAACGAACCTAGAGTTATCATGCGTAAGATATATGACAACCTCTATACTTACCTAGACCCTGGATCTATACCAGAATGTGTCCTTATTATTTCAGAGTATCAATATAAGGCAGCATTTGTGGTTGACCAGGAGATTAACATGGTCGCATTCATGACCGAACTTATGATGAGGTGCCAATTCAAATGACTTTACTTCAACTACTAAAGGACAAGTGCTTTAAGGTAGGTAACTTTAAGTTATCATCAGGACAAGATACAGATTACTATGTTAACTGTAAGAATGTTACACTTAGTGGTGCTGGTTTACGTCAGGTATCAACACAACTGGCAGGTCTAGTAGAGGAAGGGTCTGTAGCAGTGGCAGGTCTCACACTAGGTGCTGACCCCTTAGTAGCAGGTGTTGCTATGGTTAGTAACCTTGATGCTTTTATCATCCGTAAGGAACCAAAAGGTCATGGCACTCAAGCATGGATAGAGGGTCCACCTCAGGTAGAAGGAGCACTTGTTACAGTTCTTGAAGACGTAGTGACCACTGGACAAAGTGCCATAAAGGCTGTTGAGAAATTACGCGAAGCAGGTTATACTGTTAACAGAGTCGCAACCATAGTCGATAGACAGGTTGCTGGTGAAGCAGACATTAACATGGCTGCTGCACATTTAGAACTCTTTAGTTTATATACAATCCCCGATTTGTTATGACGGAACCCTATGACAACACTGGTGTCCATACCAATGTCCAGATCACAATAGATCTGAATGAATTAGTATGGGCAAGAGGTGAGTTCCTTAAGCAAGAGATGTCTGTTAATCAAGCAGAATACATAGCAGAAACTCTAAGAAGGACACTAACTTGGGACACTCTATATCATATGATTGATAGTAGTATCCTTGAATTCTTTGACAACCATGAGCACCCTGAGATATGGGATCCTCACTATGGTGAGATACAACCTGAGCCAGGACGTGAGAAAGAGCTGCAAGACTATGAGAAGGCAGCGAAGTTGAGAGAGAAAGCTAAGCAGGAGTTTGAGATGGTTGACCTTGTAGCACCAGCATGGACCATTAAAGTCCCACGGAGAAAGAAGAGTGAAGACCAATAGCATATATCCAGTAGAAATATATGAATGGTCTAGTGATTTAAACCATGACTGGATACGTGTGATTAATAAACTCCCTACTAAAGAGAGGGAGACTGGTATTCTTAATGCAGGTCCAGAGTTACACCATGATGAGAGATTCAGACCCCTAGTCACGTGGTTTGAGCAGTGTCTATATGATATACATCAGGACAAATGCTTTGACTGTGATGGGTTTAAGATAACATCTATGTGGGCTAACCGTTATCGACCTGGTACAAGACAAGAAGCACACAGACATGCTAATTCCTATTGGAGTGCCGTCTATTTTCTGACTGACGGTGCTCCTTTAGTGTTCTATGATCCTCTACAGCAGAGGTCATTAGGACAGTGGGATATACATACGTTGCCAAAGATTACAGAGACTGGTATACTAGAGAATGGTCCACAGATAGTTAAGTATACTCCAACTCCAGGCACGTTACTTATCTTCCCTTCATGGTTAGTCCATGATACTGAAATGGCCGAGTCTGATAGATATAGTATAAGCTTTAATGCACTTCCATATGGGAAGATTAATCAAGGCATTGCCAACCTAGATGTAATATGAGACAGCAATATACTACTGAGAATGTATTCCCAGTAAGGTGCTATAGTTTTAAAGCACCTGAGGAATTGAATAATCAAGCCCTTGAGGTTACTCGTAAGCAGGAGTATAGAAATTTTAACCTAGACTGGGATGGTAGAGGTGGTGTTGGCACCACTGATGATATACAGACGGACCCAGAGTTTAGACCACTCATGCAGTGGTTTCAACAGTGTATAGACACCTTACATTTTGACAATGGCTGGTGTTGTGATAGAATAATGGTTAATAAAGCATGGTGTAACAGAGCAGACCCCTGCTCAGGTCATCATCATGACGCTCATAGGCATCCTATGTCGTGGTTGAGTGGCATTTATTACATGACACCTGGAGCACCTACTATTTTCTTGGACCCTATAGACAGGAGAGAGTGGGCATCGTTACATCTTGACGGTGGTCCTGGTGCTGAGTGTAGATGGCATTATCACGGTGGACCTGGAGGGTTAATCATCTTTCCTAGTTGGTTAATTCATGCTAGTCTTGCTAACAATGATGATGTGCAGAGGTTTACCATTGCATTTAATACATTTCCTCAGGGCGATATCAATATGGGTGGATGGCAACGTCCAATGGTTAATGTACCAAAAGTAAGAGGATGGGATATTCTAGGACCATTACCACTAAGAGACTATAAGAAATGATTGAAGAGAAGGAACTACATTATTTCCCTACCATAATCATGGAGTATACTGACATCGGTCATGATGAGCAGTGGGTAAAAGACTTTACAACTTGGGCAAGAGACTTTCCAGCAGGCCAGGATAATTTTCCTGAGGGTGTTGTCACCAGTAGACCTGATATACACAAGCATCGTGACGTGCCATGTGTAGATAGGATTGTATTATTCTTTGAGGACTGTCTGGAGCAGTATAAAGAAAAGTTTAAACTTGATTGCGAAAAATTAGATATTAGTCTATGCTGGTTCAACCACGCACCACGTAAGAGTGGGTGGGGACATCCATTACATCGTCATCCTATGGCATATCTTAGTGCTGTATACTACCTTACTGACGGTGCTCCTACGGTCTTTGATGACCCAGTTATACCTAGGACATATAATGTCATGGATATATGGGAAGAGGAGAAGATGAAGATGGATGGTTGGAATCTAGGCATCAATGAGATGTATGAGGCCAAACCAGGGAAGTTAATTCTATTTCCTTCTTGGTTAAAACATTTCTCTGGTAGACAACTAGAGGATTATGATAGATGGACTATGAGTTTTAATGCGTTTCCATCTGGAAAAATCAATCAAGGTCCACACGGCATGCCACAACTTAACTTGAACGTATTATGAAATTTTTGAAGACACCACTACGTTATCCAGGCGGTAAGTCTAGGGTAGCAAAGGATTTTATTCCTAGATTCCCATCAGATTTAAAAGAGTATCGTGAACCATTCATTGGTGGTGGGTCAGTTGCGTTACTATTTGCACAGAAGAATCCTGACATCCCTGTATGGATCAATGACAAGTATGAATACTTGTATAACTTCTGGGTGCAGTTGAGAGATAATGGTGATGAATTGTCAGATGAATTGGTAAAGACCAAGCAAGACCATAGCACAGAGGATAGGGCTAAGGAGTTGTTTAAGTCTGCTAAGGAAGAGATAAAGACTGAAGAGGATGACTTTAATAGAGCAGTATTATTCTGGGTGCTTAACAAGTGTTCCTATTCAGGACTCACAGAGAATAGTTCCTTCAGTGCTACTGCATCAAGACAGAATTTTACAACACGTGGTGCAACATATCTAAAAGATATCTCTGATATCATTCAAGGATGGAGAATCACTAATTATGATTACTCTGAGGTCATGCATGCACCTGGTGATGGCACATTCATATACTTAGACCCACCTTATCAGATAGGTGTCTATCTATATGGAAGTAATGCTGAGTTGCATAAGTCATTCAACCATGATGAATTTATACAGCACTGTAGAGACTGTAAGCATGACTGGTTTGTGACATATAATAACTCTGATGCTTTGAAGGAAGCATATGGTGACTTCCATCAAGAAGAATTTAAGATCACCTATGGTATGAAGCATAGGGCAGACAATAAGCAGAAGAAAGAGTTGCTAGTATGCAACTATGATATCAACCGTACACCCTTGGAGGCATTGTATGCATGACAACCTAGACCAAGAGGTCGGGATTAAGGGTGGAGTCATGAATGTCCCTTTAATAGTTTTTGATAAATTTTATAGGGATCCAGATGGTATAAGAGAGTTTGCATTGAGTTTAGATTATAAGACTGAGGGTCATTATCCTGGGACAAGGACTGTGCCTCTCAATGAGATTGATCAGAATCTGTTTGAGGACATGAGTCTGAAGTTTCTTACTCTCTTTACAGATGTTACTCAAGGATTTTCTGGCACAGTGCTATCACAGTTTCAGAAGATACCTAGTCTAGGTGATGAGAGTAACCCATTAAATCGTGGCTTGATACACAATGATACAGGATGTTTCTGTGCTGGTGTAGTATACCTCAACCCTGACCCTTCACCTGGTAGTGGTACATCTCTCTACAGACTTATACCAGAAGAGCATGATGAGAATTGTTCATACGAAACACACAATGCACAGTTTGAGACTACCGTAGAGGTCAAGAACGTGTATAATAGATGCATTGTATACGATGCTATGGAGTGGCATGGTCATACAAATAGATACATGAAGGGAGAAGACCGACTGACACAGGTTTTCTTTGTCCAAAACTTCCACGTTAATGAAAGTATTGCTTCCAAGAGGTGCTATGGCTACGACATCTAAACATGAGTATCCGTTAAAGGATTACCTTAACAGTATTAATTTGAAGCAAGGTGACCTCTCAGGTGATGAGAGAGCAATGAAAAAGTATCCAGCATATGTCATCAATAAATGTTTATCATCATTCATTGATACAGTGATGCATGCTAATGAAATGAATGCTTCTTCACATTTAGATAACGATTTACAGTACCAATATTTTATACATAGTGTTAGAAAATCAAAGCGATTTTCTCCTTGGGATAAGAAGTCCAAAGACTGTGACCTTGACCTTGTGAAACAATATTATGGTTACAATAATGAGAAAGCTCAGCAGGCAATGAGAATACTGACTAAAGAGCAACTCGATGTTATTAAATTAAAATTAAATACTGGAGGAAGAAAATGAGTGAGGAGATCTCTTGGTCTCAAGACATGATGTTGGAGGTTACCCTAAAGGAACCAGATGATTTTCTCAAAGTGAGAGAGACATTGACTCGTATAGGGGTAGCATCACGTAAAGAGCGTAAACTCTATCAGTCTTGTCACATTCTACATAAACGTGGTAAGTATTACATAGTCCATTTCAAAGAACTCTTTGCACTGGATGGTAAACCTACTAACATAACAAGTAATGATGTCCAACGCCGCAACCGTATTGCAAAACTCCTATCTGACTGGGGTTTAGTTGAGATAGTGCAAGAGTCTGATGACCTTGCTCCCTTGAATCAGATTAAGGTCTTAGCCTTTAAGGATAAGAATGACTGGACTTTGGAATCCAAATACAATATTGGAAAGAAAAAGCAACCAACGGAGGTATAAGTGGCAGAGGAAGAAAAGAAAAACGAAGAGGACTTGACAAAGAAGGGACCTCTTGGTAAACTAAAGGACAAGGTACTTCCAGATGAAGAAGATGCTGCTGCAATCTTCAGCACATTTGTGCGTCTTGGAGTCTTGGTATGGTCTGGCGGGATACTTACATTAAATTATGTTGCGATCCCAGGCATACCACAGCAGAAAATTGATCCGACTTTTATAGCTTCAGTTTTTACGGGAGTTTTAGCTAGCTTCGGAATTCAGACTGCTTCAAAGAAAGGTGACGGCACTATGAAAATGAATGGTGGAGCTCCAGGTCAAGTCTCTAAGGCAGACATGGAAAAACTAATTGAGAAAGCAACTCAAGCAGCACCTGCTCAGACAATTAGAATTGAGCAAGCACCATTGGTTATCGGAAGCGCAGCACCATCAAATAAACCACCCACTGCATAAGTTTCTTATGTCATACACGATTACTCTCAAGACTCCATCAGAAACACATTCATTTGAGTGTGGTGCAGATGAGTATATCTTAGACAAGGCTGAGGAAGAAGGTATTGATGTGCCATTCTCTTGTCGTGCTGGTGCATGCTCTACATGTGCTGGTAAGATTGAATCAGGTACAGTAAATCAAGAAGATCAAAGTTTCCTCGATGAAGATCAACTTGAGGCTGGTTTTGTGCTAACATGTGTAGCATATCCAACCTCTGATTGCACTATCTTAACTGAGCAAGAAGAGAATTTATATTAAAGGTAAATAACAATGCAAAAAATTGTCAACATCGTTGCTGTTACGTCTGGTCTTGTATCTGCTGCCGTTGTCGCTAGTGGTATATATGTTTACGTACAGCGAGATCAACTCATTGATAATGTCAAGTCTCAGGTTATGGAGGCAGTTACTGGCTCATTTGGTGGACTTGGTGGTGGACTAGGTGGAGATGCACTTCCTGTAGGTGCTCCTGACCTTGCTACTCCTACTCCCCAAGCTGCTGCTCCAGATGCACCCATTAACCCCTTCTGATGATAGAACTACTGGGTAATCCACTGACACAAGAGTATGATGATTTCAAATCTCTTGTGTTATCGGATGATTTCCCATGGTTCATTGAGAGGAACCCTAAGGATGATTTCGATTTCTATTCGCATGTATTTTTAGAGAGACCTTATAGTGACCGTAGATATCCTGCGGTCACTTCTCAGTTTATGGACCTTGCGAATGTTGTAATGAATCAAATAATTGATTACAATAATCTTGCTGTTAATTGTATACTGAGACTGAATGCTAACGCAGTTCATCCTTGGTATTATAATAGTCAGAATACTGCACCACATGTAGACCATGACTTCCCACATTACAACTTGCTAGTGTACCTAACTAATGCAGGTGGTGATACACATTGTGAAGGTCAAGTGCATGAACCAATAGAAGATGATGTAATATTATTTGAAGGTGAGCATTGCCATCGATTCCCTCTAAGGGATCGAAGAGTAGTATTAGTAGCAACTTACAACTAATGGACGTACAAAAATTAGCAACCTATGGTACCGCAGTCGCTGTTGTAGGCACTGGTGGTGTCGTAGGTGGCGGTCAAGTTATCGATAATATGCAAGGTGGTCCTCAGAAGAGACTTGAAGCAGAGGCAACCGAGCTAAGACAGATTGTCAGAGAAGAAGTTAAGGCAGCACTCTTGGAGGCATGGCCGACTAAGACTGGACCTGTAACAGGTACACCTGTTCCTAATCAGAATTATCGTCAGCAGGTACCTGGTAATGTCAGAAATAAATGATATAAGTATACCCACTCAGGGTATACCAAATATACCAGACATTAATATCAATTCATCTGGTGGTGGTATTAGATTTATCCAGCAGATTGGTGATAATATAAGACTTAATAGAGCACTAGAGAAACCTATTGTCATAGATGATACTAGGATATGGATGCAGGAACCTCCAGAGGCAACTCCTGTAGATGTACCTGTAACTACAAAGATAGGCACACCTATTGTAGATATGCCAGGATGTGTCAAGGTACACAAGGAGAATAAGAAAGGTAATAGAAATAAGCAGTTAGTAAACGACGATCCTAAAGGTAACACAGTATTATGTGATGGTGGTATGCCATACTATGAACCACCTGAGTATGATGCTAGGGAGTTAACTTGGATGACTGTCTATGGTGAACCTGAGGAAGAACCAGAAGGTATTGACACAGAGACAGGAGATATTGCAGCACCTGAGACACCAGAAC